GACACCAGAAACATTAGACAAGTGGCGTATCCTCCCACGCTTGATGATGCTAGCTATGACCTGTGTTTACATTAGGTGTATCGAGTGGGCATTGAGCCAGCCTGATTTAACCACTCAACAAGCTGGCTTAGTGTCTGTTGTAACTGGCGCAATGACCGGAGCATTTGCTATCTGGCTTGGTAAGGAGTCAAACTAAAATGATTTTTAAGGCAATCTCTCTGATTGGTGGCATGGCTTCTACTTGGATAGAGTCCAAAGCTGAATCACAAAAGTTGAATCTTGAGATTAAAAAAAAGCAACTTACTGGTGATATTGACTGGGATTTGGAAGCGATGAAAGGTTCGCAGTCTAGTTGGAAGGATGAATATCTGGTTATTTTGTTTAGCATTCCTCTCATCTTGTGTTTTTGTGGGTCTTGGGGAAGAAACATAGTAGAACAAGGCTTCAGAGCCTTAGAAACGATGCCTGAGTGGTATCAGGTGACTTTAGGTTGTATTGTGGCTGCAAGCTTTGGCATACGTTCAGTGACCAAATTCTTTGGGTTACGAAAGAATGGTAAGTAATTGGGATAAACGTCGTGAGAATCTTCGCATACATAGGGATTGGGATATTAGAAACTTTAGGAGAAAAGATATGGCATTTAAATTATCACAACGGTCAATGGATAGATTGGATGGAGTACATCCTAAACTTGTTGAGGTTGTTAAGAAAGCAATTGAGTACACAGATGTAGACTTTGGAGTTATCTATGGTGTTCGAGACCTAGAAACTCAGAAGAGATTGTATGAGTCTGGCAAATCGCAGACTATGGCTAGTAAACATTTGATTCAAGAGGATGGTTATGCGCATGCTGTTGACCTTATGGCTTATGATGGCAGTAATCCATCTTGGGATATTGTGGATTATGATAACATAGCTGATGCTATGCGTAAGGCTGGTAAAGAAGTTGGAGTTGATTTGGTTTGGGGTGCGGCATGGCACAAACTTCTTACCATGTCACCGGATAGTGCAGAGGATTTAATGAATGACTACATCGACACAAGACGAAAAGAGAATAGACGACCCTTCATCGATGGACCTCACTTCCAACTCCACACCTAGTCAGTTAGCTTTTGACTTTGATGATTACGATGGGCCGCCTGAGTTGTGGCTAGAATACTTGTGGTCACTTCTCCCATAGCTTCTTGCGTTCTATGTAGAGAGCAATAATATCCTCGAAGTTATCTGGTTTGCGAGGTGGTACTGTACTGTAAATGTTGTATGCCTCGAAACATCTGTTCTCGTTGTAAACTTTTTCGCTAAGTTTCTGACATTCTCTTGCAGACTCGAGATCAATAGTCAGCATGAGAATGATAGTGTGTGTCATCTTTTCTATCATAGTTATCTCCGCTGGTAAAAGCTAGGAGGTCGGCAGTATTGAGCAGTATTAGACCTCCTAGCATGTTTTAGGATTAGTTTATTTGGAGAAAACTATGTTCCTAAAACGGTATTTCATCATCTTGTATGCCTTTGTCAACATCATTATCGGCTGACATTGCATTTTTATCAGTCAGTTTCATGGACAGAATGTTACCTTTTTCTGTCTGCTTGACCCAAGCGGCAACTCGTTTCTCACCAGAAGATATCTCAGCCACACCAGTGAATGTTGGTGCGTTTGGTGTATCGCTGTTGTTATCCCACAGCCTACCTATCTTGACATAGATGTCTCGGATTGTTGTACCATCAGGCATTACGTCCTTGACCATTGCTATGCGTTTGGTTTCGCCCTCATCGTTAAGGCTACCAGTACCAACTAGGATTAGCTGGTCACTTTTGCTATTGAATATAGCACCAGTGTTTGTGTTATCGTACTCCATATTACCTCCGTTAGAATGGATTGTTATCAGTCTTACCATTGTCAGCATTGTATTTGTTGTCGTGCTTACCAAGAAACACATCAGCATCACAGCCTAGATGGGACAGACCTTTAGTTAAGGCATCAGTTAATGCCATTTTACCAGCGTCTTCGGCTGGTCGTTTCATATCCTTGTGCCAGAAAGTTCTGCTACCAGCAATAGGACCGAATGTATTCTCTGGTATCGTAGTCCAGATAGTTACCTTCGCAACAATAAGTATCATATCGTTAGCTGATGGGTAGTCATACTCTGCGTTGTATCCCCAGCCAACACCTACTGGTCCGAACATTCTTGTCATTTTCATGATCTGATATTGCGGATCAATAGACGTAAAGCTTCTCTGACCAAAAGAAACTTTCTTTAGATACTTGAGATTGGATTGAGCAAGCGAGTTCCATACATCCATATGTTCTTTTCTTTTCATCATCTTTTCATGCTCCGCTTTTTCTATTTGATACTCTGACTCTTCTTGCAGAACAAGTCCTCCTAAATTTATCTTTGTGTTTTTCTTTGGTTTATTGGACATTTAAACTTTCTCCTTTTCTCTTTCTGTATTTAATCTAGCTAGCTTGGCAATCATTCTTATATCTTCTGGACGCATTTTAAATTTTTCAAACTCTTCTAATTTAAAATGTCCATTGTCTCTAACTATCATGGTAAAATTTTCATCTTCATGAATTTCAACTCTACGAATTGTTAGCCATTTACCTGACCATATTTCGTCATCTATTTTTCTTTTACCTTTCATGATTGCTCCTTTACTTTTATTGTTCTTCTTTTCTCGGTTATGTTTACAGATAATAAATCACAATCCATCTGATATACATCAGGTGGTATGTGGCTCATCAATCTTTTCTTGGCTGACTCGTTCTTCTTTGCAGACTCGAGCGTGTCAACATAGTCATGCGCGTCTGACATAAACTCGTTGCTTTCGTTCATATCGAGCTTGACCTTCCTATCGATGGTGATGCTTGAGATATCTGGGGTCTCCGCATCCCTATCGATAGGAGGTGACTTCTTGATTACATGTTCCCAAAACTGTGTGATCTTACCCAGCATGTTAGCGCAGTATACTGGATCAAAGCCAATGTGTTTTGACTCCCACTTACTGTTACCAAAAATAACAGATAGAAAGCAACCATCTGGTTTGTAGTCATGCTTCTCGCAATGCATGTTGTGTAGGTGCATGTAGAACTGTATCTGTGGCATGTATCTTTCGACAACATCAGTCATGTTTGTAAACGCATTGGTGTGTTTTGCTTCTACAATGTAGCTTTTCTTTTGGCTGTCTACACACATCATGTCTGCTGTACCTTTCAATGGTACATAGCCACCTTCGAACTTGAACTCATGTTGAAGCACACGCTGAGTGCCAGCCATTGTATAGCCAGGTGAATGAGATTGTATCCACCAGTTAAGATTGAAATCCTCTGTGAATGCACCGAGCTGAACAGCAAATACATCAGTCAGGTCTTTGGGTTCTACAAGCCCAACCTTTTCCTGATAGAGTTCAGCCCATTCTCCATTCATAATTCTGATAGCATCGGTGCCGCCGATGAAGCCTTGTCTTTCCATAGTTTTCTCCTTATTTATATGGCGATGATAGTATCACTTACGCAACTCGTCAACAAAATAATCAAACCTTTCGAGATAATATTTGCGTCTTTCTAGGTCTGTTTTAATCAGTCCGTATATATCCGAGTAGGGTGGAAGTATACGGAATGTTTTGATAGAGACATTGTATATGTGCATGATACAATCTGCTGGCATCTCTATCATATTCTCGATCATCATATCAACTCGCGCACTACACTCATCCATGCTTGTTTCGTATGGACGTTGGAACAGAAACTTCCAGCGAGTAAATAGCTGTCGCACTTTGTCCGGTCTATGTGGTGTTAGATACGCTTCGATGTTAGCTTTTGCAGCAATAGCATCTTCATGCTTGGTACAAGATACATCAAGCATACGAATATCTACAGAGCTTAAAGTATTTAGTTCTCTTACAAGCTGTTCGTTTGCTCTTGCTGGAGAACGAAACGATAGGAGGGTGGCGATGTTGCCATCCTCCTTGATAGGTACAATGTTAGTCAATGTTATATCCCTCCGCTTTGAGCTGTTCTGCCAGCTCTTTTTGTTTATGTAATAAGTCTATCTCTCGCTCTTGCAGAAAGATTATCATACGCTTGACTTCTGTTTTACGAGATAGAATTTCAAGGTAATCTAAACGAGGATTGTTTGTTGGTTCAGTGTTTGTTTGTTTTGTCATAAGACCCTCCAATTATTTTTGTAAATGTTGATTCCCATACTCGGTCACTAATTATTACACAGTATCTAGGGTCGCCAGTCTTACGTTTGCAGACTGCCATATCCCTATCTTCAAGAAGATTGAATACGTTTGGAAACGAACTCTTATCTCGATACTTTACTTCTACAAAGAGAACTTGACCATCAATCTCGATAGTCAAATCCCCTTTGTATTCACCACCTAAACTGCCCGATAGTGGTTGCTTCTTTGTTTTTATACCTAAGTTATTCCATAGCTTTAGAAACCACCTTTCGTGGTAGCTTCCTTTTGCTTTACTTTTGCTAACCATTTGTCCTCCTCATAGCATTGCATGCATATAACACTGCTTCTATACAGAAAGACTACAAAGTATTCAGTTATTTTACCACACGCATCACATCTGCGTGAGGTTCTTTGCTCTACTCCCTTACTTTTTTTGGAGCGTGGCAAGCTGATCAATAGCTCTTTCAATCTTGATAGCAGTTGCATAGCGTAACTCTGTGCCTTTTAGTTGTCTGTCGTAGGTAGTCTTCGTTATACCAGCTCAATTAAAAGCATCACGCAAACTGACCTTCTGATTCTCTGATTGAATTGTTAGCTGTTCCAAATAACTTTTCATAGAGTCTAGGTCTACTACGCTTTGCTTCTAATGACAAGTATCTATTGATTGTTTTGTTACCTAATGCGGTAATAAAATATTTTCTTACAAGTCCAGGTGCTTTTGGATTTGCATATAGTATCCGTTCATTGTCTTGCATCTGTACTGATATGATAAATCCATAGCGATGCTCGAGCTGATGTAGTGTGGTGCTGATAGTTCCTTGCTTTAAGTCTGGCAGTTCCTTCCGAAAAGTAGAATATGATATTCGAGGAGGCTTTGGGTTTGACTTCTCTGTATATAGTCTTATTGTTGCAAGTATACGAACTTGATTTGACGTTAGTTTTTTCATGGTAGTATCCTTCAACTGGGGAGGCTTTGACACCTCCCCTTTTTTGGTTAAGGTTGCATTTTCTGTTCGAGAATGTAGTCATAGACTTGATCCATCAACTCTTCCATAGGAACGTTGACTGTCTTGATACCAACCTCGTCACAGAAGTTGAGAAGATCGATGCATGACATCCGTTGAACGGCATCACTTACATCTTCTTTAAGTACCTCATTGACTGGATGGGACATCAATTACTCCTTTCTCTGTGTCCTCTGTTGGAACATTCAATTCGTTACGAACATCATCAACGAAGTTGAATTGGTCTACAATATCTTTGAGTCTTTTGAAGACTTGTTCGATATCATATCGAGTACTCCATTGTGGGAATCGATCTGTATCTTTATGTAACGCTTCATAGAATAGCATGTCTGCTCTGAATCTTTCTTCAAGTGTTACCATTTCTTTTCCTCTTACTGTTTTCATTAGAATAGTTCCTTCTGTTGTGGCTCATCGCCTAGTTTATATTTTAAGCTGGACAGAAACTCCTCATTGGTAACTGGGTTATCACAATGAGTTGTGCCGCCGTAATACTCTGACTTGCGCGCAAGCATATACGAACGATACCCAGTTTCTGTCAGCGGACTCTTTACTTGATTACCATTTACATCGGTTACATTGAGTTCAAAGTGATCAACTACATAGGGCATACCATGCTCTGAATAGTTTAGATAATCACGACAAACTCGCACACTGTGTGTCAATCTATTCCACACAAATGTTCCTACATTCTCAAAAGTTTTCTGCATACTTTGCGTAATCCTTTTGCCAGAATGGTTTCATCATAGGAGCTGCCGCTTGACCAGCAAGCTCAGCATTCATAGTCATTTTAAGATCTTTCTCATAGTCTTTACGAAACATATATCTTGCAAAGTGAACTCCGTTTTTTGTTTCTCGGATTGCTATGATGTCTGCTCCGTTTGTATTTAGATCATGGATTCTCGATGCGAGTCGCCGACAACCGAAACCTAAAGCTTCTTTGTCTGTGATAGATCCATGTAGTCTCATGCAAGCAAGAACTAATCCGCATTGCGAATCAGCTCTTGGCTCAATAAAGTATTTCTCATTTGTCATTAGTTTACCTCCGTTACTGTAGTTGTAAATTGTAGCTCCTGGACTGGTGAATCAGGTCCACTCTCTATGTGTATGTCTAATGTTCTGCATAACTCTGGAGCATATACACGCTCAATCGTATTGATGATGTTTTCGCGCTTATCATAGAACTTGATTGTGTAGTCATCAGCCCAAGTCAAATCAACGTCAACACGACCTGGATGTTTGAAGCCATTGGTAATCATTTTGATA